CGAAGTCTGTTCTATCAAATGCTCCCATTATCTCTCTCCTTATTTAATTTATGTATATCATATTGAATACCATCAGCAACTTTTTCAATATCATTACATATATCAATCATTGCTTTGTATCTATTGTCTAGTTCTTCTGCTTGACGTTTAAGTTTATCAAGTAAGTTATCTATTTCCATTATTCTTCCTCCTCTTTCCCATCTATTCTTCTATTAATATAGTTTTGTGCATAAGTAGTAACTCCTACTACTTCTTCTTTTGTAAGATTTAACTCTTTTGATAGTCTCATCATCATTACAGAGAAAACAATTTTATCAGGTTTTGCTTTATCTTCATTAAATCCATGAGCTGCAAGTAGTTGCAAACTTACAAATGCAGTCATATCTCCGAGTATTTTACATATTTTATCTTTATTCATACTTTCTCCTAATTATTATTATTCATGAATTGTAAAGCGTGAAGTCTCCAGATATATTCTGGTTTACCATAAAGACCTTTTCTCTTTTCAGGTGTTTTTTCTAGATGTCCTTGTTTAGTTAAGTCTGTTATAGACCTACGTACAGATGTAATTAATGTACCAACAGGCAATGCTAACATTACTTGTGATGGTGATGCTGATTTACTTGTCTTGAATATCTCAAGTATTCTTTCTTGTTGTGATTTAGTCTTTTTATGTGATTCTTTTAAATCCTTACCAGTTTCATTAGTTGTGTTATAATACATATTGTTCTCCTTTATGAGTATTTAGCGTTTAGTTTATTATAGTTTTTTATACATTGATACCATTTGTTTTTGTCTAGTGTAGACATTTTCATTGCTTCAGGACTAAGCATATTATACTTACCTTCTGCTTGTATCTTCTTGTATTCTTCAAACTCTTTTTTTGTTACTTCGTATGACATTATATCTCCTTATTGTTATTTAAAATTTAAGGGCGACTACTATCTTCGGTGACTCCCATCGTGTTAGCCACATTATTGCGCAATTGGGAACGAACTAGATTTATTATCGCCCTATTTAAAAAGGGGTAAGTTGTTAAAAATAATAAACACAGTTAGATGAAAATAAACTAACACATCTATATATTTCTTACCCCTAATTTATGGGGTGAATGTGTGAACTGCGGAGTCCTACAAACATGACGTTGTTTTATCCACCCCAAAGAAATGACAGTTTTCGTTTTAAAGTGTATCACTGCCAAAAACACTTGCTAAGACTAATAGTGCATTCTGTATCCTGTGAGAAATCCTGTATCTTCATCTTCCCAATTTACTATCTCAAACCTTACATCACAGTTGTCTTGAATGTACATTATATCATCCCATTCAATACTGTTCCAATATCCATGTTGCAGGATTCTACCATCAGAACAATCTTTAAAGCGTAAGTCTTTATGTTTATATCCTTGTACACCAAGTAATAACATTATCTTATGCTCTATAGGATGCTTTGGAGTATCAAACTCTAGATTGTGTGATTCCATGCTTACTCCTTTTGTGCATTATCTTTATCTTACCATTAGTTATAAATATAACTGTGTTTTTATTATGCATATCGACACCTACTATCTTATCAGGTATCATTGTTTCAAAGTCCTTTATTGTGAACATATAGTTCCTCCTTTTATTATGTGGTTTATTGTGAAAATTTATGCAAGAACCTGTGCTAATCCCTATATCGCAATTAGCACGATGTTAACTCTCGTGTTGTCAATATAGGAGCAGCGGGTTTCGCTACGAGTTCCTAGTTACTCACACATATAGGTCTTCGCCACCTTCTATGATGCTTATTACCTATGGATTCTTGCAATGTAAAAAAATTTTTAGAGTTTAACCTATACTACTCTAAAGGTTTTGATGTTGCTATGGAATCATGACAAGAGCCTGATGTTTATCAAGCCATTTTATCATGTATCTACACCAAGAACTAAATGAAAGCATATTGCTAGCATTACCATTCTCAATGAACCAGAAATCATCATTACTACTACAAGCAGTAAGATAGTTTCCATCCACATCAACATAAGTCATCTCATGTAATTCCATGAAATCCTCCTTCGTTGGTTGTGATTAGCATTGTTATTCTTATATACAATAACCAACTATAGAGTAATTAAAGTGTATGCCCAAGTGATGCAAATAATAGTACATATATAGTAATGAACTACTTACGTCACCAGTACGTCTAATTGCTTGTATACGCACATATTACTTACATATCTACATTATACACATATATACATAAATAATAATAATAACATACAATAAATAAAAAAATAAAAAGGGGAAACTCGTGCCTTAACGTTTCACGGCTGCGGAATCCCCTTAATATTACTTGAGCGTTCTAAGAGCCCAAGAGACCTGATTCCATTGTTTGGATGCATATCTATCTTTACCCAAGTTAGCTTGCGTCTCATACAACTTAGCTTCAGCTGCTAGATTCCTAGCTAGTCTACGTTTAGTTGCAAGAGGTTGCACACTAAGCACAGTAATAGCTTCCGCCATAAAGATATCGGGCTCCATGTTCATTACATCAGCAATGTTATCTTCAACTGTCAACTCTTCCTTAGATTGTTTCTCATTGTTAAGTATCATAGTACTCTCCTTATATTATTATTCATAAATTAATTAATAAATTAAAATAGAAAATAACTAAAATTCCTAAATGGAAAACCCCACGATAGGGGGGTGGTATAGTAAATAAGGGTCTTTATCAAAATCCTATAATTTTCTTAGGTAACAACTTGGTCATCGCTTGACTTTGGTTTGACTTATGTATTAGATTCTGGGCGGTGGTTGGGTAAAGGATTAATATAATGTGTAGTAGAAAGATGAAAGATAATGGCTCAAGAATACAAAGAATTAAGTAAACTAACCTTAGATGAGCAAGAAGACATTCTTCGTACAATGTCTCAATCTTATTACCCCATAGAAATAAACGATAAAGTATTTATGATACCTGAAGAGGTAAATGACTTAATAGATAGACTAGTTGAGAGATTAGAAAAAAGTGGACATCAAGTAAATATAGGAGATATCTTTGGAGACGCAAACGATTAAAGGAGTGCCTCACTATGTATATGATACATATGAGGAATTTAAAAAAAATTGCCCTAGTGAAGAATTACACGATGATTGGAGGACTGGTAATCAAGGAGACTGGGTAAAGTCTGATGATGGTAGAATTGTTCAATTATTAAAAGTAAGTAAAAATGTTAATCATCCAGGCGACAGAAAGAACTATAAATACGCTAATGGGTGGGTAAGAACTATTGTTGGTAGTTTTTTAAATAGACACACAGTTAAAATGGATACTGATTTTTCACAACACCCTAATAGGTATACATTTAGTAAAACAATAAAAGATACAAGTAAACGAGTAAAAGAACGTACTAAGGTAACAAATAAAGAAAAACAATTTGCTACTAATGTTGTTGTAGGTATGGGTGCAGTAAAAGCATATCAAAAAGCATATAATGAAATGTCAAAAAACAAAGCTGGTAAAAAAGCAGCTGTATTACTTAAACAGGAAAGAGTTATGAAAGAAATAGAAAAGTCCGTATTAGACGTTGCAAAGGGATTAGGTATAGACCATGAGTATATACTAGAAAAACTAAAACACCTTGCTGATTATAGCGAAGATGATAACATCATATTGCAATCTACTAAAGAATTAGGGAAGATTGTAGGAACATCAGGTAGTAGTGTTAAACAAATAGAAACTGGTATAGTGGGAATGTTTCAAGGTTTTGGTTCTGAAGACGTACAGATAGCAGGTCGAAAAAAAGAATTAGTAGAAACAAATAAAATAGAAGAGGTATAATATGTCAAAGAAAGACGAAGATGGTAATATAGTAGGATGTAGTTATTGCGGAGCAAGAGATATAAAAAAAGATGGGTGGGAATACAAAGCAAAAGGCAAAAAAAAGCAAAGATGGCAATGCCTTGCTTGTGGTAAAAAACAACTGAACCCAACAATTGTTGTTAAGTCTCCCTTTGAAGCAGAAACAAAAAAAGTAGAATTTGTTCCTATAGAAGAAATTATTGCACATAGAAACAAACAATACAATCAAAAATTATCATCTAAAAAATCTAGAAATTTAATTAACATTAAAATTAATCAAATGGGACCTATAGGTATACTACACTTTGGTGACCCTCATGTAGATGACGATGGTACAAACTTAGCAGAAATATATAGTCTATGTAATCTTGTAAATAAAACAGATGGATTGTTTGGTGGTAATCTTGGAGATATTCAAAACAATTGGATAGGAAGACTTCAAGCATTGTACGGACAACAATCAACATCTGCAAAAGAATCATGGAGACTTACGGAACACTTTGTTAATCAAGTAGATTGGTTATACTTAGTAGCAGGTAATCATGATGTATGGAGTGGAGATGGAGACCCTTTAGAGTTTATTATGAGGCAACATAGTGGAGTGTATGAACAATGGGGAGCAAGATTAAATCTTATTTTTCCTAATGGAAAAGAAATTAGAGTAAATGCTAGGCACGTTTTTAAAGGAAATAGTATGTGGAATACTGCTCATGGAGTAGCAAAAGCTGCTCAAATGGGATGGAAAGACCATATACTTACTTGTGGACATACTCACGTATCAGGTTATCAAGTATTAAAAGATGCAGCTAGTGGATTAATAAGTCATGCATTGCAAGTAGCTTCATTTAAAATAATGGATAGTTATGCAGATAAATTAGGATTAGATGATAAAAATATATTTAATGCGCCTGTAACTATTATAGACCCTTATTATGAAGATGATGATAATAGATTAATTACTACTATATTTAATCCATACGAAGGTGCTAATTATTTAGAACACAAGAGGAATCAATGGAAAAAATCAAAAAAGAAATAATAATTGTTTATACATATTTAAAAAAAGAGTTTAGTGTTGACTACTCAACAACTCCTTATCCAGGTCCGTGGAAAATAAATAACAATATAAAAAATGTAAAATATCATAGATAAAAGTTTATTATAGATGGCAAATATAAACACACAGAATGTAAGTGAAGCTGAAGAAGCACTAAAACTTGCATACACAGACTTAATAGCTTTTGGTAAATTATTCTTACCTGATGATTTTTTACGAAGTGAGACACCATTTTTCCATTATGAAGTTGCAGATGCAATAGATGATTTAGAAGTAAAACAATGTGCAATTATTATTCCTAGAGGTCATGGTAAAACTGTTCTTACAAAAGCCTCTATGTTAAAAGACTTTGTTTTTTGTAAAGATGATTTTCTTTTCTATGCTTGGGTATCTGCTACACAAAAACTTAGTGTAGGTAATATGGATTACATTAGACACCACTTAGAATTTAACGATAGATTAAAATATTATTTTGGAAATTTAA